TCATGTACCCCTAACTGTGCTAGTCGGCGCCCACTCAATGACCATGTTGAATTGCCGTCGGGCCCACGATTACGACTCACAGCCGCATCGTACCACTCAGGTTCGGGACCGCGCACCACACGCACCACCAGGCCACCTGATTGTTTGATAGCTCGAATTTCGTTGGGAAATCTGCAGTCGCTTATGACCACATCGTCTTTTGAGTTGCGCAGTTTGTTTTCCAGGCTGGCAATCCAGATATCATCGTGAAAACCTTTGCGGCATACTTCTGTGCCCCACTGTTGCAGGATCCAACGTGGGGTCAAGTGTGGTATGCCCAGGCGGTCAGCCCACCAGGGATCCACTTGCTCACGCCACTCACGGGCCTGTTTTGTGCGCCCTTCTAGCATGGTTCTGTCCCAGCCAAACACCTGTGCCACAGCATCTTTTAATGTGTTGGCAAAACTTTCTCGTCGGAAGTGATGTAGATTCACAAGATAGTCTGCAATGGTATCTTTGCCCGAGCCAATAAATCCACAAATTCCAATGATCATGCCAGTTCCTTGATATTCAAATGTTTCAAGGTCGCTTGTAGCATGTCAATTTGTCTGCGGCAGTCTTCCAGCGCATGATGGCTGGTAGGCGGCTTGGGCAACCCTGGATACAGCTTATATACCGTTCGTGCATCACAGATCTTATAATATTGCCAAGGCAGGGGTTTGCCGTAACTCTTGTAGGCATGCTCTAGGATGTTGGCATCGTAGGTGGGACCATTCATCCAGATGCGATTGCACTTCCAGCATAACTTGTGCAATTCATCCAGGGCTTGGTCCAAGGGGATACGACCCACCTCATTGAAAGCTTCATCCCGTGCGGCTGCGGGTTGCGTGGCCCACCAGTTGATGGTGCCTTGTTCAATGGTACGATTTTCTTGGCTTTCAAGATCAACTCGAGCATAGTATTGTTGCTGGTAGTAGCCGGTGCCAAAGGGATCAAATGCCTGAGCCGCAATGGTTAAAATTGTGGTCTCAGGGCCTGTTGCCAAACCTTCAATGTCGATCATCAAGTCGATTTTGATTCTCCTGGTACTTGTGTACAAGGATTATAGCACAATTTTAGATAAAAGCGTGTGCAGTTTAGCCAATAACGAATGTAAGTGGCTGTGAACCGTCCACATACATTTTGAGTTGTTCGATCAGGCTGTCCATTTCTACTTTGGCTTCTGCCTTCATTGCAGCACCGTTCAAGGCACCGCCACCTTGTGGACCAGCAATGGTGCCAAATTTTTCACGTGCTTCGCCAATGATCATTTTACAATTGGCCACCATGTAATCTCGGATCCATTGGCTGATCTGGTGATCACTCAACAGATTAAATTCGGGTTTTAGATTGTAGGTCCACAGCAACACAGTTTCGCCTGAGCCTTTGGGATCACGGATCAGTTGCAGTTTCTTGGTCACAGGATTCCAGGTGTAGTTCATGTAAGCACCGAACATGCGTCCAGCCAATTCAATGTATTGACTGTAGAAGTCGTATGTGGCCAGGCCACCTGCCACGTTGAAGTTCATCAAGTACACATTGATACTGGCCTGTGCAAACGGATCAAAGTTTGATGCAAATGGTCCTGAGCTGTCGCCAAACGTTCTGCGGAATATTTGCCGCACACTTATGACTTCTTGCGGCAGATCATAAATGTTGACGTCTTGTACCAACTGCATGAAGCTGTAGCTTTCTTCGTAGGCACCATTAGCACGTTGGCGATAAGTGCCTATAGTCTTTTGATAGGCTGCTTCGTAGTGTGAGGGATCTAGTTCTAGGTCAATGATATCACCGCCCAACTGAAGCCTTACATAATCTATTAGATTTTGCTTCAGGGTGGGCAGTGATTGTTGTTGCTGTTCTGGCATCAGGAACTCCGGTTCCTGTATTTATTGTTTAGACTGTATCCAACCCTGTAGTTTTTCAGCAATGAGTTGGTGCCCCAGTTGATTGGGGTGTGCAAAATTGGGACGAATATATTGATTGTTTTCTACATTGACCAAGTGTTCACCATTGTGATCGTTGGCTCCAAACCAGTCTGCTGCTGTTTCTCGACCCTGCGCCCAGATACGATTTAGATCAACCCCGCGCAACCAGTGATCGTACCGTACCCAACCAGCAAAGTAATAATCATCAATATCAAAACTCTGACACCATTTTTGCAAGGTGCTCACGGTCATACTACTGCGCATGATTTCGTGTTCACGAGCGTGAAAATGCATATAAATTTCTTTTCCAAACGTGTCAGCGTTGGTCCAATTGCTGAATCTAGGAAAGTGTGCTGTTCTTGCTGGGTTGGTTAAGAAAAATATAGCAATCACTTGACTGTCTGGTTTGTGGATTTTGAAATAATTTTGCAGTTGATACAACATGTCTTCATTGCTGGCACCACCAGATCCGAAGTTGTAAAATTCATCAAACCCCATGGCGTCCTGCAGTATTTCACCGTACCGTTTTCCTGACCCTAGTTCAGCACCTTCGGGCCAACTGTCCCCAAGAGTCAACAAAATTTTTTTCATTGGAATTGTCCTGTACTGCCAGCCTTTTTATTCACAGCAAAAATTTTTTGATTTGTCTGATCTTTGATAGTTGGACAAAATTTACATTGTGGTATTACATCATCAATATGATTTAAAAAATTCTGTCCACGACTTTCAAACTCGTTGACTGACAACGGCAGATAGCTGTGTAATAATTCACGGTCTTGTGATGAAATATCAAAATTATGTTGTTGATCAAACTCAGGCATCAGTGCCACAGGACCACATTTGTACAATTTAGCACGGATAAAATGATAACATTTGTATTGTACAAATCCGCAATCATTGTGCGATTGAGCAGGATCATTATTGAACAAACTGAATCGACCAAGGCTATTTTTTTGCACTGCAGATTTATAAAAGCTATCATATTCCCACACGTGAACCCGTATTCCATTTTTGTCAACAAAGGCATGGTCAGCACCCCAGGTATGACATTGATCTACATTGAGAGGATCAGTTGACTTATAATAAGTTATTGGGTGTTGTAAAAACTTGTTGATTTCAACAAAGCAAGCCTCTCTGTCATTTTCATTGTGCAAACTTATACCTATCCAGTTTTTTATCCAAGGATGTTTAGGATCTTGAAACTTGCTGATTCTATTGTATAGGTCTGGCACATGATTTATGCGAGTGCCATTTGTTAACACTTGTACTGCTTTATTCCACAATTGATTGATGCCATCTATCCAGTCACAGATACTGGGGTTCAACAATGGCTCTCCGCCAAGAATGGTTATGCGTTGCAATCTAACATGCTTGGACCATTGCTGGTATTGTTCAGCATAATCACTCCAGCGTTGCCATCCACGAAAATCGTGATCGTTGAATCGATTACAGTTGTTGCAAGATAAATTGCAAACATTTGTTATGTAAAATTCAATGTTGGATACAAAAGCGCGATGATCACTGGGATCATCGTCTGGGATACTGTGCATAGACCTATTTACCAGGCCTTGAGTACCACCAGGTTCTCTGTGCCACGTCCGTTGAACGGAGTTTCAGTTGTGGTAAGGTCCTTGTAGATCTTACGTGCCGCTGGCTTGCCTGCGGCTTGCACTGCCTTCACAACATCTGCTGGCTTGCGCACAGTTTTTTGCATGGTCTCAACGGTGCTGAATCCAATGATGCTGTTTGACTTCACAGTGAATGCCTGTGTATGACTGTCAGCCACAAGGTGGATCAACTTGCGCTTCTTGGTGTCGTACAACCAGGCTTCGGCCTTGTCCACAAGGCTTGCGGCTGGCAATCCTTTGAGTTTGAGTTCTGCAAATTCCATCATGACTTTGAATTTTGCGGCACGTTTCTCGGGCGGCACTGACTTGACCTTGCGTGGCTTGCGTTCAACTTTCTTGATCTGCACATAGGCACCGCAGTCATTTATGACCGCTTCACAAAACTTCACAATGTTGCGCATTTGGATCTTGCTGAAGTTGCTGTAGCCTTCTACTGCCTGTGCATCTTTGCCTTCAATTACAGTTTCAAACTCTGCAAGTTTGTGCTTCCACAAGTTGGCAATGTCTGAAATCATTTGAGGTGCTACATTTAGTCCACGGATCACTGTGATAGGTTTGTAGTCTGCACTCATCTTGGCACCTGCAACCACAAACTCATCAAACATGCCGTCCAGTTCTCCTGCACATTCACTGACCTTTTCACGCAGACGATCTTGAATGTTGGGCTTGGCTGCCACAGGCACTGCCTCAACAACCACCACTTCGGGCTCACGTGCAGTTAATATTTCTTGAATGTAGCCTTCTAACCGAACAGTCTCAGTGTCTGTGAGTTCCAGGCCCACCATGCTCATACGGCACAACCAGGCGGTGGTCAATCGAACTGCTGAGTCAGGCACGCCTTTCAATGCACGAACATCTGCTTTGCGTCCGTTGTGCTCTAAGTAAGCCACCAGCATTTCACGTGCGTCTTTTTTGCCATAAAAGTAATTGTACCATGAAAACGCCGAGCTCATTTGGCTAGTGCGATCGTCTGTGGGTTGCACACGCCATGTGGGTTCTAGCCCTGTGTATTTGGTATCAGGACTGCGAGGGTTCAGTGACTTGACAGCGGCTCGTGTTGCGTTCATTGGGGCTCCTGTAAATTATATGTAATTATAGCAGAATGGCAATTGTTGGTCAACCACAAAGCCCTTTCGGGCTCAGGGTTTTAGAACACATGCCCTTTAAATTGCTCATAATCATAAAATGCAACCAAAGTACTACCACGGAAAAACACTGTGATACCACCCAAGTCCTCGCGCACATCTGCCCCGGTAGTCTCTGCAATAAAGTCCGTAGCACGAGTCTCAAGTGCTTCCATCAAGTCATCGCCGGTGGCTTCAAAACTGGCAAGCGCCTCTGCTTCATAATTGATACTGTAGTTTGGTGCTACACTGTTGATCATCTCACTGTGCAAATTGGTAACTAAATCACTCATTGCTGGCTCCTTTGTTGTTAAGTCCGTATTATAGCATTTTGGCAATTAATGGTCAACCCGCAGAATGGTAAACCCAAAGTACTATAAATATACCATGCCACGCTTATCCCTATTCCGCCCCAA